TGGATGCGATTAATGTTCTTATATTCATTCCAAATCCACTGAATTGATTGCCGTGATTGGATCTTCATCATCTTCCGTCACAGCCATAATTTGCTGCTTTGCAGAGTAGTAGCCGTTCACCAGATGATTGCTCAGTGAGTTCGCATTCTCCCCGAGGACTTTCAAAATCGCTTCGGCACCCCCATAAGCCTGTAACATGAAATCAATATACTGGTTATAGAGTGTAATTGTGTCTATATCTGTAACAATACCTATGCGGATCGCCTCACCCAGAACCAAAGCCCGCGTAACATCAGTGATATTGTCTCCGTAATCTCCGATCTGAGCAGCTAAACTTGGTCGCATTTTGGTCTTGAGATATTGAATACGCGCAAGTTTTGCCAGGTCTAACTCCGTCTCGTCTCCGGTCAATAGTTGACCGTAAAGTTCAATTTGTTGCTGTTTTTCGTCAGTGAGCATAACAATCTCCTGTAAATGTTTGGTACATCAGCACTTCAGCGTCCGCTCTCAAACCAAACCCCCAAAAGCACGCGCTGCCGCGCGGCTAAACAAGGTAACAGGCGGCCCGAAACCCCACACCGTGGTCCGAACTCGTCCGAGCGCCGTTCCAATTGACACTCCAAACCCCCGCACTCGTGGAGTGGCCCCAACGCGCGCAGGAGAGGAGACATAGCTCGTTGCGGATATATTGATAGTAGTAATCATTGCCGAATAGGTCGACCCCGGCCGTATCCATGCCGGAGGCGTCCTTGGGGAATCCCAGGCCCGCCTTGGTCCAATCGGCGCCGGATGTGGCCTCGGAGAGCACCTGGTTGGCCCCGCTGCCGAATCGCTGTGCGCATGGGCCGCCCCCGGCAGTCTTGAAGGCTGGCGTAAACGGCTCCATCATGGCGGCGACGCCTGTCGCGCCCCAATGGTCCGTGGCGAGAGTGTTGCCGTTGGTGAAATTGCGCATCCGGGTAGCCTGTTTTGCCGCGTAAAATGTTCCAGTAGTAACCGTACCAGCACTCCCATAATCCGTGTACTCAGATGAGTTTACGCCATTCAAGGTAAATGTATTTTCTCCAGTAACTGTAATGGTATAAAGTTTGCCGTTAAGCTCGGTCATGCCAACAACGCCAGTTATCATAATAATCGTACCATTAGCGTATCCATGCGCATTTACAGTCACTTCACATGGGTTGGCTTTGGTCGCACCTACAATATTTTTACTGGCCGCGATACTGGCGACGCCAATAGAAATTTCCCACATCAAACCGTTTAGGTCCGCAACCCCGCAGTCCTGGCCATTATGAGTGGTTTTAGCAAACAAACTTCCAGACCCAGTCTTTCCGCAGTTGGAGTACCCGTCCGAGATGTATAGCACTGACGTATCATCGACATCCCGTAGGGCATTATTGTTGCAACCCTTGGGATATGCCTTCCCAGGTTGCCACCAGGCGCAATTGGCGGTGGATGCCGCCGCCTGGCCGTGAGCGAGTGAGAGGAGCGCCAGGGCTGCGTATTGAAATCTGGACGCGCAATGGAAGATGGATGCTGCATCCAAAGCGCCATTCACTCCAGATCTCCCTTTAGCTGCCTGGATGGCCGAGGCGAATATGTTGCCGAGGCTGACCGACGTCACCTCGGCTATTGGGTTATGATTTGCATCAGTCGAGATTGGGTTGCCGTTACGAATACTGGATGCCACCCAGCCAGTCCCCTTCGCATTTAGGCTGCACATATACTTATCTATGAAGAAACCGGGCTGCTCCACACCACCATCGATGAAGGCTCGATGCAGGGCATACCCGGCATCATTTGCAGCCGCAGTATTCGCGAATGAAGTTCCTCCCTTAATATCCACAACATTCACGGATAGCCCATTACTGCCAGTCCCAACCTTATAATAGAACTTGGGAATCCAGCACATAACCGAGCCATCTTCATACTGATAGTTTCCATAGTTCACATGTCCCCTAATGTCATACCCAGGCAAAGGAGTAAACCCCGCAGGCAAATAATAAGAAGGACATATCCCCACCCCAAAACCCATAGTACCAGGAACCCCAATTACATTGGCTTCGCTCGTAGCTAAATATCGATAAGGCCTAGACCTTTGCATAAACACACTCCTAACTAGTTAGCTATAACTAATATACACAGTCCCACCATCAATAGTATCTACCTCAATTCCATCAACAAAAATATCCGAAAAACTCTTCCACTCAACATACGCACTTTCGCCGTTAGGAGCTGGTCCAGTAGATCTTACCTTATACAAAAGATTTCCGTTACCATCACTTACTTTCAAGTCCTGGCCCGTGTTTGATGGAAACCATTCTATTCCAAACAATATAACTCTCCTGGTTTCCACAGTTCCAACCTCGGTAACTTCTTTAACTTCCCTCAACAAAGTAGGCATAATATCTCCTAAAACTATCTCAAAAGTAAAATAACTGTTCCCTCCTTACTATCACCTGCGTTAGCTACAACCAAATTAAGAGAAGTGTTAATAAGATTTACTTTCTCTCCATCATTAGAGTAAGGAACCATAATATTATCAAAAGCAGCAGCACTAGCACTTAAGTTAGCCCCACATCCAAAAAGAACATCCCTACCCCACTCATCCAATATCTGTACATCATAATCAGCATTAGGAGTAACATCACCAGAAGCAGGAATAAACTCAACCTGTTCTACTCTACCACTAATATTAGAGATACTCCCAACACCCGAAACATCCCCATCTGTATCACTTTTCCAACTAAACTCTACCACAATAAACCAAGTTTTTCCTACTTCATGCCAGACTTTCTTAGTTGTTGTACACGAACCTGCCATTATAAGTATCCCTTTCTTGGTTCGATTCCCTAGGTCAGAAAGTGTCCTAGGCAATATATTAAAACACCCTACCTAGTGTTAATTTTTTATATTACGTGGAAGAAAGACCCTATGGGTATATAGTTTTACCTGGAATTAACTATATGTATGATTTCTTCCACGCATATAACTTCATTTGCCACCAGCACTTTCAGCCAGCACTTTCAGCACTTTGGCCTTGTTTTTCCTTTTCGGTACCGACACATGATGAAGAAACTTCCAGGAACTCAACATCAAGTGAGTCTTCTTCAGATGGACTCTCGGTACTATGTAGGATATCCTTATCTTCTTGGTCAGCTGGAGAAGACAGCACCCCAGCTAGCTGAGCTGTCTGCAAAGCTCTCTTTTTTATCTCATCTATTTCCTGAGGCGTGAGATGAGTGATTGTTCCTTGTACAGATATTCTCTGGGGTTTTACATAGCCTCCTAGCCCCAGAAACTCCCTAGCCTCCCTCATACGTACAGGCATAGGAACTGTCTCGTCTTGTATGCCTTCCTTAATTACTTCTACGCACGTAGGAGCAAAATCAGAGATTTCTTTAGCCAAGTCCACTGCATTACACGACCTGGCTGCCTGAAGCAAGGACATATACTCACGAGCCACCTGCGAACTCAAGCAAATAGTCACACTCTGAGGAGTAATATTAAGCATCCTAGCTATCTGCCTATTCTTGAATCCAAGCAGCCCCAGCCTGATAATCTCATGATGCCTCGGGCGAAGTTCTCTCAGCTGCATCTGAGGCCCCTCAGGACTTCTAGTCCTCCTGCGGTCCCTAGAGTTTTTTATGGTATCAAAAGAAGAATACATAGCTAAGTATCCTACGGAAGAAGTAAGTTAGCCTAGGTCAGAAAGTGACCCAGGGAATCTAAGATTCTCCGTACTCATTCAACATCACAGCAGTCTGTTTAGCCCACTCAGTAAACAAGTCTATCTCAGGCCTACACCCCTGAAGAGAAGCCTGGACAGACGAGTCTGTCCTAGCCGAAGAGTCTGTTATCCTAGGTTCGCTGGGGTCAGCTGTCTTGGGCATTAGTTCTTTCCTTTTTTGGTTTCGAAGGCTTCCATCCTGTCTCGCGGAGTGCTCCATAAACATACGCGTCTTTTTGCTTGCCTTTCAAGCCCATGCGATTTGCTTTGGCTTTCAAAGCTTGTTCAAGTTTCTTTGGCATCGGTGTGGTCTCCGTAGCTAGAAAGCTGCCCTAACTCCTATAAAAAACTTCTTAAAGCCTACTAAGTTACCTGTTCGAGTAGGGTAAGACCCACTATAACAGGACTGGACTTTTATGATGGGTTTCCAGTCTAGCCCCAAAAACATAACTAACGTAACTACACAAAGCCAGCTAAGTCCGAGGTAAGAGTAGTAAAAGTATTGTCTTCTGTCATGT